GAGCGAGGTTCGAGGGTCATGAGTGCTATACACAAGAGATGTTACTACTCAATGAGAAGAGAATTTAGACTTTTATCTAAAGTTTTTTCAACATATTTACCACCAATCTACCCATATTCAGTATATGGTGCAGATCAAGCGGTAAAACAGACAGATTTTGATGATAGAGTCGATGTAATACCAGTTGCCGACCCAAATATTATGAGTATGGCTCAAAGAGTCACTTTAGCAAATGAAAATTTAAAAATTGCTATGTCAAATCCTATGATGCACAACTTAAGAGAGGCATATCGAAGAGTATATGAAGCATTAGGGACTCAAGATATAGATCAAATCTTAAAACCACTTGAAAGACCTATACCAAAGGATCCTGCTACAGAAAATATGGAAGTATTAGCAATGAAACCATTAAAAGCATTTCCAGAACAAGATCATGATGCTCATATCAATGCACATAGAGCATTTATGTCAACAAGAATGGTTCAAATAAATCCACAAGTTTATACAGCTCTACAAGCACACATATCTGAACACGTATCATTAAAAGCACAAGGTGAAGTGGGTGCTTTAATTGCAAATGATCCTATGATGCAGGCAAAATTACAACAAGATCCACAAGGAGCGCAGATAGATATTAACGCAATGATAGCTAATAGAGTTTCTCAATTAACAATTGAGTTAGCACAATCAGAAGCTATGGGTCAAAAACAAGATCCTATTGTAATGTTAAAACAAAGAGAATTAGATCTAAGAGCTATGGATATGCAACGTAAAGCAGAACAAGATTTTGTATCAAACGATATTAGAGAAAATGAAATCGAAGAAAGATTAGAAATTGACAAAATGAAAGTTGAAAATAATGAGGCTCAAGCTGCTGAAAGAATTAGAATTGCAGAAGAGAAACTTGAAATTGCTAGAAAGAAAAAATAATTATGGCTGATCCATTAAAAGGAACTGGTAAAAAACCAAAAGGCTCCGATAGAAGATTGTATACCGATGAAAATCCGAGGGATACAGTCAAGATTAAATTTGCTACACCAACAGATGCTAGAAACACTGTAACAAAAGTAAATAAAATTAAGAAACCTTTTGCACGTAAGATACAGATCTTAACAGTCATGGAACAACGTGCTAAAGTAATGGGCAAAAGAGAAGTTGTTAGCATAGCAAAAAAAGCAAAAGAAAGTTTGAGAAAGAAATTTGCATGATGAGAAAACCTAAAGGATATAGAGGTGGAGATGCTGCTAGAGCAGCTGAAGCTAGAGGTAATATGGAAGGAAGAGCTAGTTCTGGAAGGCTAGGGCGAGATCCAAGTGCTCAATTTGAAGGTCCTCAAAGTTTAACAATTAAAAACAAACAAGCACTTGCTGCACAAAGAAAAGCAACTAGATCTGTTATAAGTCCAAGCACTACAACAGCAAATAAGATTATAGCTTTAGCTGCGGGGTTAGTTGTTCCTGGTGGTGGTTTTCTTTATAAAAAGGCAATAGACTCGAATACTCCATTTGCACCAAAAAGAAAAACAAAAAAACCAATCACTAAAATTGGAAATGGTAATCAAAACAATAATCCACCTATAATAGCTTCAGCATTACCAACAACACCTACGAAACCGATTGATCCATTATTAATAAAACCTAAAGATAATTTTTTTAATTTTAGAGCTTATAACTCTGGTGGTGTATCAAGTGGCCCTCCTCCAAAAAGAGGACCTAATCCACAAGTACCACCGATAAAAATGAAAAAAGGTAAAATGAATTCTATGACTTGCCCACATAGACCAGATGGTATTCGTGGTATGGGTGCTGCAATCAAAGGATCTAAATTTATAGGAGTTAAATAATGTGGTTTCAAGCAATTAAATTAGCAGTATCTGCTGGAAGTAAAATTTATGCAAATAAACAAAAAGCTAAGATGGCAATGTCAGATGCACAATTGTTACATGCAGAAAGACAAGCACGAGGTGAGGAGGCTTACCAAGGTAAACTTTTAGAAGCTAGACAATCGGACTGGAAAGACGAGGCCGTTCTTATAATTCTAAGTTTGCCCGTGTTAGTCCTTGCATATGCAGTTGTATCGGATGATCCGACAGCTATGGACAAGGTAAAATTGTTCTTCGACATGTTCTCGCAGCTTCCGTCCTGGTTCACAAATTTGTGGATCCTTGTCGTAGCGAGTATTTATGGAATTAAGGGTACACAAATCTTCAGAAATGGAGGAGGTAAAAAATGATCTGGAATTGGATAATAAATTTATTTAAACCTACAAAACAAATAGATCCTCATCAGGAGTTATTTGAAAAAAATGAGTATTCAGTAGAACAACTTCAAAAAATGACTAAAGGAGATCTTAAAAAATTAAGATCACAAGGTAAAATAAAAAGTATTGCACATCCTTTTTATTAATATATAGATTCTATATGAGTCTTAGATTAGCAATATTAGAGGCACTTGAGGATAGATATAATGCTCAAATATCAGAGGCTGATGCTACCATACAAATTTACTTAGAAAAACCAGTTGCAATTGGAGAGCATCCACAACACCTAGATGAAATAGATAAGCTTGTTGAAAAAATTGCTGCAGCAGAAGAAAAATTAAAAGTTTTACAATCTTTTAAATTATGAAACAAAATCCGTCATTAAGAATCCTTTCATTAGGAGCT